TTCAAGTGTTTCTGCTCCCCCTCCCCCCATTGCTGGTTCTGGATTTGTTACTGCTATTGAATTTTGAGTTTGAGATTTTAATGCTCCATCTAAACTAACCGAACTATCAAATTCAGAATTCATTAAGATAATATTTTTTATTGATCCAGCAACACAATTATCTTCCGCACCACCACCAGTTGAATATTTAATAGTAAGAGTTGTATTTGTTGGACATTGACCATAGGTTTCCGTATTTAAAAAATTTGCAGGGTCAAATGCTGTATCAAGAAAACTTGGTGTTCCTGGTAAATTAGAACCTACATTTGATGGATTTGGAATAATTTCTTCATCAGCTCCTGCTGCTACTCCTGAACCAAATCTCATTTCAGTTTTTCCATCTGGTCTAATAAAAGTTTTATATCTCTTTGATGTTTTTAGAAGTTTTAAAAGAAAAGGTGCAAAATTTCTACCTTCAACTAAATCGGGAGAATTATTTGTATTATTTTGAAAATCTGTATATACCGTATCTTGGGCTAAAAATGGAACTTCATACCAATTATTTCCATCACTATCTATTACTGAAAGAATTTCTAACACAGGACTGGTTTCTAATGCAACTCTTTTATATTTTTCTGCTTCCCCAAACGATATATAATCTGTAGTAATTGTTCCACTAACTGCCTTTACTGATTTCTTTAATAACCATTTTGTAATACTACTGTTCCCATCTACCTCAAAAATATCTTCTTGTCTTGGACTTAATGAACTTGAATCTGCAAAAATACAATCATCTACAGTTCTAAAAACAGTACCATTTACTGATGTTGATTGCATTCCAGCTGGAACTGTAAGACAATAATCTTCATTTGGTTGTTTTTTACCTTCTGATATATTATTAGGATCAGATGGAACTGTTTGGAATACATCCAAAAGTACAGATGCCGGTGAGGCCTGTCTTGGTTTATATCCATATCCTTGTGCTATTTGATATATTGTTCTCTTTTCTTCTGCAAATGATAACATACTTTCTTTAAATTGTTCATCAATATAATAAGACAATACATCTCCTACATATGATGCCATTTCAATAAACATCATACCTGGATCCGATTCATTAAAATCGTTATATGTATTTGGGAAATATGTTTTTGCAAATTCTATTAAACCGTTTCTGAAAGAAGCAAAATCTTTACTCAAATATTTTACATCTTTACTAACATCTGTTACAGCCATGAATCTTCTCCTTTTTAATTACCTTTATGTGGCAATACCTACATCTGCGACTTCCCCTACAAAATCTTCAAATTGTGTAAAATCAATTGAAACTTGTTCCATTGCCGTAGGATTGAACGATAATCCAAATATAATAGATACATCAACATGATTTGAATTCGTAAATGCAATTTTTATATCTTGAACAGTTATATATGGCAACCATGTATCTAAAGCATCTTTAATCTCTACTTTAATTCTATCACTTAAATCTTCAGTCATTGGTTCAAAAAGTAAATGATGAAGTCTTGAACCATATAATGGTTGTCCTAATCTCTCACCTGGAATAGTTTTTAATAAGTTAATAATATTATATTGAGCCTGTTTAATTGTAGTCTTTGTTTGGGTAAAAAATCCATCATCATCATACCCTAATGGAAGTTGTAATCCTATATAAACATCAGGATTTAAATCTTTTTCTCTTGCTCCCATTTATATTCTCCTTTAATTTCCTACTGCTAAATAATTTATTGTGTTTGAACCGTCAATACCATCAGCTCTGTTTATTGTAAATTTAGTAGTTGTAATATTTATAGCGGTCATCGGGGCAGACGGTCCTGATACTTGTCTATTTACCACAACTGAAAAACATGCATTGGGAAAAGCCACTGGAAAATTAAAATTTTGATTGTCATCTGATGAAGAAGTTCCAGTTCCCCACTGTAATAAAATACCATTTGGTAAATATGTGTATCCATTAACATCTGCTACACTTTCTTTTAAATTCAAATCACCCGATACTTCTATATCTCCTTGGATAGATACTTGACCCATAAATTCTGCCGGTCCTCGTACTGTAGTTTCTCCACTTACATTAAAATCTCCCTCTACAATTGAATTACCCTGAACTTCAGAATTTTCTTCAATTAATAAATCTTCTTCACCTATAATATCACCCTTAACTTTTAAATCTGCAGATGTTTTTGCTGGTCTTGGTAATCCTGGTATTGGTGGAATCGGAATTGGTGCTATTATCACACCACCACCTAATATTGTTAGTCCCATTACATTTAATCCAAGTCCAACATTATGAAATCCAAATGTATTAGAAGTTCTTCTAGCTATGAGATTTCCTTTTACATCAGTATTTTTATTAACTGTTAATTTTTTACTAACTACAAGAGATTCTTTAATCAGTTGATTTTTATCAACTTGAACATTACCTTTAATAATTTCATTTTTATTAACAGTTAAATTTCCACCAATTTCACCATCTTTTTCAATTTTTAAATTTTGACCTAAAGTTAAATCTTTAGTTCCTTGTATGTTTCCATCTACTATCAAATCGACTGGTGACTTCACTCCCATAGGTCTCAAGTTTATCCCACCACGAAATGTTGCCTTTCCATTTACAGTTATTCCACCACCAATCGTATGAGTTCCAATCACACTTGAATTTTGTTTTACAATATTATTACCACTTATAATAATATTTTTTCCAACATTTACACTACCTTTAACTTCAAAATTCTTATCCATAGAAATTTTATTACGTTTAAATATAATATTTAAACTATCAAAAACTTTTTTAAGAATTTTTAATTTTCTACCGCGGTCTTGATTTGCTCCACCAAAACCTTGATGTTTCCTCATTAACGCCATCATCTTTGATACTTTAGCCGCTGGTGGTTCAACTTGTGTTACATTCAATTGAGATTTATCTGTCAATGATAAATTTCCTGGCATTGAATCGGGCTCTAAAAAAGATTTATTGCTTAAAGGTTTTATGGAATCCATTCCAGTTAAATAAGAATGAATCGCATCTGCATGTAATGCCGCATCCTTTGCGTTTTTCTTTCTTGCTGTCGCCTTATCTTCTGACGATTGATCTTTATAAATTTTATCGTTTAAAATTTTTAAAAATTTATATTTTAAAAAATTCTTATCTAATGCCATGACTCACCTCACTATGGACGAAAACTATTTCCGCCACCTTTTTTCTGGTCGATAGCTTTCATAACATCTGAATAATCTCTTGTTAATGCATCTTGTACATGGTCTGGAACTTGGTCAACATTTACTCTTGCATTCTTAATAGTTTGAACTGCTCCAATATCTCGTTTCTTCTGTTTTGTAGCTTCTGTAGTTGGTGCTCCTGCGGGTGAACCAGCCAAAACATCATTTATTTTACTCGAATCAAATACCTCACCACTTAAAGTAGGATAATCTTCATATCCCCCAACTTGTGGACCTCCAGCTTCACCTTGTGGAACTCCACCAACAGTTTCATTTAACACTTTGTTAAGAGTTTCGTTTGATGTATAATGAACCTCTTTTTTAGGTTTAGTTTTATACTGTTTTCTAATAGGTTCTTTGACCTCTTTTTCAGTTAATGGTTTTGAAACTAATTCAGTAAGTGAAGATGAGTTTTCTTCTTTAATAAATATCTCATTCATTTGTTTTTTAACTTCCTTACGAACTACTGCTTCAATTATTTTTAATAACTCTTGTTTCTTCATTTTGTATCTCCTTTATTATAAATCATCTATGAACGCCTGTAATTCTGGATCTGAAAAACAGGATTCTAATTCTGCAAGTTGTGCAGCTAATTCTGCATTCAACGCAGATGAATCTACAGCAGAAAAATCGGTATCTTCAGTTATGGATGTCCAATCTCCACCAGCGGCCTCACAATCTTCTTGATTAGTATGTTCTGCTATTGAACAGAATCCAAATAATTCTCCATCATCTCCTGCACCACTAGCACCACCATCAGACATACTATCTAATGTAGTTGCCTCACTTAACATTTGATCATACAATTGTTGAAGTTCTTCAATTTCTTCAGGATCAATCCATGTTCCTCCAGCCGCTTCACAATCTTCTTTATTAGTTGGTGGTGCCTGTCCTTGTGCTGCTGCACATTGTGCTAAAATTGACATCAATTGTGATTGTAATATTGGTAATATGGCCGTAAATTTTGCAACAGTTGATACTAACATACTAACCATCATATCTACAAGACTCATAATTTGTAACATTTCCAACATTTTTTCCACAAGTGGAACTACTGGAACTGGAAATGTTATCCATTTTAAAAGTTTCTTTAATGCTTTAAGTACTGCTTGAATTTTCTTTATTACTGCCATTATTTTCTGTAAAGCTTTCATTACCTTCAATAGAGTTTTTATAGTATCAAGTAAAAATTTAATAGTGTCGGGTACTGGTGGTTTACAAATATCATCTGGATTAAGTTTTGCCTTATCAATAATTTCATCAACTGCCTGTTGAACTTTACCTAAAACAGCTTGAACTTTAGCCAGTTGTTTTGTTATATATGCAGTAAATCCACTCAGATTAAAAAGTTTTAATTCAGGAAGATCAAAATTCAAAAAGTCTGCTAGCCAATCTTTTTCTTCATCTGATGGTGTATCGATACCACCTACCAACCCAGCACAATATGGACCAAGTTCATCGTCTGATAGTGGAACAACACCTACCGTTTCTGACCCAGGTTCTGGAGTATCTTGACCCAATTTAACCGATTTTTTACCAACACTTTTTTTAGTAGTTCCAGCAAGTGAATGCATTAATTCATCTATATCTGCTGATGAGGGTCCAGCAATTGCTTCTTTAGTCTTAATAGTATATGGGGCATCATGCCATTCACCATTTTCATAAACTTGTCCCTGGAGAACCTCCGTTCTGGCTGGTACAGACTCTCTTGGTTTAAATGAAAAAACATCATTACCTGTATCTGGCCATAATACAGTTGCACCATTATCTCCGGCATAGCCATCAGATTCTGCATATAAAGGAGCCCACGATTCTACACCATTAAAACGGCCACTCCCCTTAATAACATCACACCCCATTATTATTTCTTCGCCTGGTTGTAAAGTTACTTTTTGTTTTGCTAAATAATCACATCTTGTAGGCATTTATTTTCCTTATTTTTAATTTGGCCATGATGGTAATCCATCATCTTTCTCCACATATAAAGACATTATATGGTCATGAAAAGTCGTAACCTCTATATCTGTATGCGAAACAATTACCGTAGCACCTTCTTCTCCCATAATTCCAGAAGTATAAGTAATTTCATGAGCCACACCCGGTGCGGAAGTATGCATAATATGTTCTGTAAACCCGACTGGTTTGTATCCTGATGGAACTTTAGGATCTTCTAATTTCTCAATATGAATTCCGGGATGACCAGCTGCTTCTCCACCTTCACCAATTATTGTAATAAATTCATCATATCGTTTAGGTTGACCATCAACCCATACCATACTATCTTCCCGTGCTTTCTTTATCCACGCAGCTGTTTCTTGTTCTCTATTTGGTTCTTTTCGTTTCTTTGGTGGTGCAAATGGTGATGATCCCTTTATATGTCCAACAAAAACAGTTCTACTTTTTGGTTCATCTAATCTTTTTTTCAATGCCACCAATGAAGCCTTTAATTCTGAAGAGGCTGCGTTAATCGGAGTTAAAGTCGTAGGCGCCCAAGGTAATCCTGGACCGGCCACTGCTGAAGATAAAACTCCCGCAAATGAATTTATAGCATCTATTAATTGAGAAAAAAGTTTCATTGTTTGGTCACCACCAAGAACTGGTTCTATACCCATTATATCCTCAGGAAGTGTATGACTAGCTCTTTTACTACCGGCATCGCCTAACATAACTCTCCCCGAATCTTTTGGAACTTCAAGACCTATTTCTTTAGTTGCTGATAAACCTATCATAGACGGGGAACTCATAAGAATAGAATTTTTATTAGTATTAAAAATAAGTCTATCTGAATTTAAAATAATTTGTTTTCCACCAAATCCTACATCGTCTGCTTCACTAATTTTCGTTGTTCCAACTTCATACATATGATAAAATGGCCATATTCCAGGTAAAGGTCCCACAAAAGATTTTGTTCCTTTAAGGTGTAATTTCACTCGTTGATCAGTAGTAATCCAAATAGAAGAACCATCTAAATTTATATCTTCATTTACTGGTTTATCTTTTATAGTTGGTAATTCCCCCTGTCCCGCTCTCATTAAAATATTGGGACCATACTTATTTCCACCAAGATTTACAATATTACTTCCAAACCTAATTGATTGACCAAACCTTCCGTTAAATGTAATATCACCTTCTTCAGCTTGAAGTTGTCTTATTCTACCATCAGGTTTAAAGTACTTAATTTCAGGACTTTTACCGATATTGGACCCTACATGATGAGTACTGAACCCTGGTAAAAAATTAAAATTTACAGAACTATTAGAATTAATCTTTTGAATATAATAATATTCCTTAAAATAATTTTCTGCCACTATTACAAATTCTCCAGGAAGTGGATATTGTTTAATGTTTGAATCCAATGGTCGGGCCTCTATAACATCAGTTAAACTTTTAGCACTAACAGATAATCTAACCATAGCCCACCCATATTTTGACCAGTCTGGATCACCATCTTTATTAAGTGGTAAATCTTCTTCGTCTAAATAAATTTCTTTTACTTCTGCTGTTTCTAACTCATAAAATTCAGGACTTTCGTTTCCTGAAAAAAAGTTTTCAATATCAGTCATTGTAACTGGTCCACCTGCTGTTGAATCAGGTGGATCAGTATTAGGGGGATCTACTTTATAGGCCATTAATTTTCCTTAACTGTTTGTATATCTTCTGATATTTCGTCTGATTTCTTTTGAA